GTTGAAAACATTGGTGTGCTCGATGGTAATGCACCGGCAGCGGTGTTCGGAAGTATCGCTGGATTTATGCCAACAATAGGTATACTTGCCGGAGTTGCGACCGTTCCTTATGCTGATATAAATGGCTTGGTAGTTGGATTCATTGGAAAGAAAACGATCAATCAATACAAAATGTTTTTTGAATATTTTTAAAAGGGGCCTTGAAATGACAGGAGATAAATTCTTACCACCTCCTTATACCTACATAGAGAATATTGATTTTGCGGGGAAAGAGGCTTGGAGCGTTCCCGATAGTAAAATTGTTTGTGAGGTGAGGTGTGTTGCCCTGGCTGCTGATACTGACTTTGTTATCAGGGTTGATACTGTATATGGCCTCGGCAAAGACATGAGAGGCCGGGGAGAAAATATCTGGAGAATCAGAGCACAAAGAATTCACAGGCTTGGCACAACCAAGGAAGTCCGGGAACGGATTGAAGTATATGGATATGACAAGTCAGAAATAGATAGATACTAATAATCTTTTTATTGGATAAATAACTATGGCATTATTTTCTTTAAAGCCGAGAGAGTTTGTTGATAAGATGCTTGGCAAAATCGGCTACTATAAAAACTTTGATGCTTCAACCATATCAGGAGGAGGCGTCTTTTCTCAAACCCAAGGCGGAGTACCGCAAGCCGAATCGTATGGAGAGCTTGTCAAGAATTATAAATACTGGGTATATACCTGCATTGACAAGATAGCGACCTACATAGCCAAATTGCCACTGGATTTATATACCTACAAGCGGGGATCGACAAAGCTCAAAGGTCTGGTCATTAAGTCCGATCTCAGAAACATGAAGAATCACAGGGAGAGGGATTTATATCTCAAGCAGAATGGTATTGAAAAGATAAGGATATACGACCATCCGTTTCTTGATCTAATAAATAATCCCAATATGATTGATACCCGCTTTACTCTCTGGCAGAATATAGTAATGAGATTGGAGCTTGCCGGGTATTGCGGGGTGTATATGCCAATGAATGGACTACGCATACCAGGGGAATTGTGGGCCTTGCCTTTAACGTCAACCGCCAGCCTTAAAGCTATTCCGGACAGCAAGCAAGTCATTGCCGGATTCCGGTATCAGGACGGGATGACAGTCGAAAGAATTGAGCTTGACGAGATTAATTATATCAAGTATCCTTCCCTCAAAAATCCGTTTGAAGGAATGTCCCCTCTTATCGCTCAGGATTATCCCTATAATATTGACCTGTATTTGATGCAGCAACAATACGCCTTCCTGAAAAACAAAGCAACATTCGGAAATATATTTACTACCGACCAAAAACTGAACAAGCCAAAGGCAGAAGAGTTAAGAGAACAGCTTGCAGCGCAGTATGATGGAGCCCTAAAAACCGGCAAGGCCATAATGACCCATTCGGGTTTGAAATTAGACAACCGGGGACTCGCTCAAGCCACAAAGGATATGATGCTTGCAGAGGTCGAGAAGTTCGCAAGGGATAAAATTTTCTCTGCTTACAATCTCAGTGCTGGAAAACTGGGATTAGTTGAAGATGTCAACCGCGCAAATTTAGATGGACTTGACAGGGCTTTCATCCAGGATTGTATTATACCCAAGGTCATGCTGATCGAGGAAAGCTTTGAAAAGAATGTTCTGCCGAAATACTCCGAATACCTGACTATGGATTTTAAAGTGCCTGAAATTGCAGATCGAGAACTCAATATCAAAGAAAAGGAACTTGATCTCAAAACAGGAAATAAGACCATTAATGATATACATGCCGAGGAGGGGCGGGATCCCGTTCCGTGGGGTGACAAGCCCTGGTTTCCTCTCAACTGGACTCAGCCGGGAACTCCTACACCTCAGAAAGAAGTTGAGCCAAAATCTTTTCCCGGATTCGACAAGTCAAAAATAGTTGATCAAAAGAAAGCGCTTGATGTTGATTACTGGACAGTAGAGCAGAAGCGGAAAGCCAATGATTTATTTGTCAAGCAGGTTGAAGCTCAGAAAAATGTTTTCGTTCCTATTATGATAAAACATTGGAAGGATGAGGAAAAAGGTGTCTTGAGCAGACTCGGCAAAGAGGGAAAGGCAGTCAAGGGACATCTCGGAGGGTTCTCGAAGAACAAGATTCGTATATGGTTAAAAGACAATGATGATCGGGTGAACCGGATTAATATTAATAAAACGGAAGAGGCCAAAGCCCTGGCAAAAATGAGCCTTCCCGCTTATTCCGTTGTAATCAATGAGGCTGGCAATGCCCGACTTGGAGAGCTTGGCATTGAGGCGACCTTTCAATTTGACGATCCGGCAGTTGAAAAATGGCTTGGCTCTCGATTGAAAAAGTTTCCTAAAGAAGTTGAGGGGACTACCTTTGACGAGATCGGCGCTATTCTGAAAGAAGGATTCAAAGAGGGCTTGCCACTGACAGTCATGGGAGACCAGATCAAAGAGAAATTTGCATCATGGGAAAAGTGGAGAGCGCAAACGATAGCAAGGACTGAGACTGTAAGCTCTTCAAATTTTGCTGACCTTGAAGCTGTTAAGCAACAGGAACTTGATGAGGTGCTTGAAAAATTCTGGCTGAATGAGATAGATGCGCGTGACACACATGCGGCAGCAGGTGATATTTATAACGAGAGTAATCCAATTGCCATCGATAAAAACTTTCAAGTCGGGCAAGGAGAGGGGCCGTCTCCTGGGAATATAGGACGCGCCGAAGAGGATTGTAATTGTCGTTGCAATCTTGGTTTTGTTGAAAAGAAAAAGAAATGAAAATTAAAGAAAGATTGAAAAATAAACATTTTTAGTTATATTATTAATAAGGAGTCGTTATGAATGAAATGAAAACTAAAATCTTTGAGGGTAGCATTAAAGCCTTTAATGATCAAGAATTAACGATTGATCATTTCATCTCAACAGAAAACCCTGATCGTGTAAATGATGTCATGGATGCTGACGGTATGATCATGGATGGTATCCCGACAGTATTGAAACAACACGGACAAGATGTCATGTCAGGACACGAACCAATTGCGAAACCTTTGAGTATTTCTGTTTCAACTGATAACAGTGGTATCAAAGGCATCTTGGTACGCACTCAATATTATGATGGTAAAAACTTAACACCTCCCGACAATACAGGACAACGACTATATGAAAAGGCGAAAGAAGGATTCATGCCTTATTGGAGCATTGGGTTTTCTGGAATTGATGCTTCCCCTCGGCCTGGAGGTGGACTCCATTTCAAGAAATGGAAACTGTTTGAATGCTCTCAGGTAGGAGTCCCGGAAAATATTGAGGCTCGTGTAATTAAGAGTATGGATGCTGCTGAGGTAAACAAAGAAGCTAATAATGTTTTATCATTCGGTTTTGAGAAAGCAAACCCTGACGATGGTGGTACATGGAAATTTTGTGTGTGTAAAGATTGCGGACACGCTGAAGATCATACGGCCGGAGAGCCTTGTGGGAAGTGCCCTGAATGTGGCACTCAAATGACCGGGAGCAATGAGAAAAAATTGAAAGCTCTTGATCCTGAAAACACTCTGGCTGTTTCTGAAATGGCAACTGCCCTTGACGGTATAAGTGAGGACTTGGTGAAAAGCGGTTTAACTGCTGAGGATGTTACTCAAGCGCTCAAGACTTTGAGCGCACCATATGAGACAAATCTCAAATCAATCGCCGAATCTGTCGCCATGGATATTCCCTGGATGCAATGTCAGTGATTTGGTGGGCCATGCTGGATGAGCTGTTTATGTGTGACGGTACCCCGAAAGCAGTCAAGGCCATTCTCAAGGAAATGAATGAAATCATCACTCCATTTGCTGAGGCATTTGCCTTGGCTACCACTGACGACAATGATGGGAATATTGCAATAAAAAGTCAAATCACTAAAATGGTCTATATTGACACAAAGGTAGATGTTGCGCAACCGGGCCTAACATCTCAGGTCGATAAGGATAAATCTCCGAGTGCGATTGTGAAAGCCATTATGCAATTGCAGAAAAAGGCTGAGTCTAAGCCGAAATCTATTCTCAATATCAGCAAGGATGAATTGGTTGGCTTGATAAAAGATGCGGTCTCGACTGAGCTTAAATCATCCCTTGATAAAATGAAGGGCAAGGTCTAACTTTTAATTGATGAGGTAAAATTATGTTTAATAAGTTTATAACCGAGCGAGTCGGTTTGTTACTTGCATATATTGTTTATTCTATTATGATGTGTTTCCGTTGTTTTGAGGCTGCTGCCGGTGGTGGTGGGGCTGCTGCCCCTGTTGTCGATCCTCCTGTTGTCGATCCCAATGAGATCACAATAGAAAACCTCAAGGGGATAATCCTTGAGGCTGTCAAGACTTCAACGGCTGAGGAAATGAAAGAACTTAAAAAAGATATGACGGAGGTTACCAGGAAATCAATTTTTCCTTTTCAGGATGGAAAGTTTGGAACGGGTGAGGTTGCCGATGTTACCCAGCAATCCATCCTTGACACCACTTTCTTTTCTAAGCAGTATAGCATGAATTCTCAGCAGTTTTCAAAGTACAAATCAATGCAGGCTCCGTGGCTGCCGGAAGGCATGCTGCTTGGGAATGAATTGAAAAATCAGGGTTCTCCCTGGAAACGCCTTTCTCCTGAAATGGAGACCTTTGCAAAATCCATGCAGTGCATGGGTAATATGGATAAAATGCGACAGGTGGGAATTGATGTGAAAGACCACAACGACAAGGTGATTGATCACATGAAGCAATCCGGAATGAACGAGGGTGTCCTCGGTGCTGGCGGTGTGTTTGTGCCGGTTGAATTCTGGAATGGCTGTATTGAGTTTGCTATTCAGCAATCCGTGATACTCTCAAAGGTGTGGCGGCTGCAAATGAATTCTAATCTCATGTACCTGCCGAGATTGGTTCAGGCGGCAGGCGCGTATTTCGGAGGGGTTCAGTTTTTTACTCCGGGTGAAGGCCAGAAGAAAGAAGACACCCAGCCGGAATTTGAGAGACTTACCCTACAAGCGGAAAAACTCATTGCGGTTGTCTATCTCACGGATGAGTTGATCGCTGATTCAATGATCAATATTGTCAATTATGTAACCGGCCTTTTCACTCGCGCCTTCCAGTATGAGCTTGAGCGTAGAGTAATTGCAGGAGCGGGAACGGCAGGGACTCCATGCCTCGGTATTGTCAATGATCCCCTGATTAATCTTGTACCTCGGCAGACTGCGGGAACTGTTACTTATCAGGATATTATCAATCTCGATAATGCCTTGGATGAAAATTTTACCAATCTTTCATGGGCTACCCGTAAAGTTACCCAGAATACGCTGCTTGGTCTGAGAGATAGTCATAACCGTCCGATTTTCATGGCTGACTACGGTGTGTTTACCGGTTCGCCTCTACATCCTCCGACAATGATAACCTACCCGGTTAATCGTACCCGGAATGTCCCGACTATGGGGACTAAGGGCGATCTCATTCTCGGTGATCTGTCATGGTATCTGCTTGGTATCAGACAGGACTTGAGGATTGACCAGAGTGAGCATGTTCGTTTTCTGTGGGATGAGCAGACAATCAGATTTGTGATGAGACTTGACGGTCTCCCGGCAATCAGTATTGCCTTTGCAATTCTCGACGATGTTGAATCGTAGTAGTGCGTTAATCTAACACTGAGAGGCTGGGCTGCAATTTAAATCACAGCCCAGTCTTTTTAAGAAAGAAAAATATGTCAGATACAAACGTGAAATGCAACATTTTAGATAAGACCTGGTTAATTCGGCATCCGGACACTTTGATACATCTTGAATTGGGAAAGGCCAGAAGGTTGCAGGCAGCTGGAAAACTTGAGATCATTGATCCTGTTGAGGATTCTATCAGCCATACCGTAAAGACATACCAGACCAAGGTAATGACCGCTCAAGCCTTTGGCTATCTTGCCAGAGACAGCTATGCAACGAAAAAAAAAAATAAAATAGCATGGGTGCAGGATTACTCAAAGCCTCATGGCGGTGCAGAGCAGAGCAATTCGCATGTGGTAAGTGTCGGTGAAAATCTCGGTTTTGACATTATCGGGATAACGCCTTCCAATTTTAATATCAAGATATTGAAAACTGCTGACATGATAATAATAAATAACTTCATGGAATTTCCCGTTGAAAAATTTAACAATATATTAAGTGTGCTTTATGAAGACAGAATACCCTACATCAAATATGATCACGATCTCAGAGAATTAAAACGAGTGAACATTTCAAAGCAATTGTTTTCTCTATCCGTTAAAAATATTTTCATATCACCGAAACACCTGGACAAATTCGCTGAGGGACTCGGTGAGCAAATCAGGGAGCATTCAGTATGCCTCCCCCTCTCTATCAACACAAACCTATTCAAGCAATTGAAGGACGTTAAACGATTGCATAATACAGTACTTGTGCCAGCAAGCAAAAAGGATGGGGTGAATATAGAAAGGTATATGGAATTAAATCCAAAGAAGGAATATTTTTTCATCGACCAGCCAAAGCTTCAGGTGCCCAAAATGGTAAAGCATGAAATCATACCTTTCTGTGACCTCGATAAAATGCCTGAGATATACAACACTTATGAGGAGATGCTCCACCTCCCGTTTTCATTTTGGGCGGGTGAGAGGCTTTATTTTGAAGCTCTATTGTGTGGTTGCAAGCCGATAGTAAATGATAATGTAGGCCATACATCATGGGATATTAATCCTCGCAAATTGAAGAAAACGCTTGAGAAGGCTCCATATAAATTTTGGAAGGAAGTAGAATCTTCAATACGGAGGTTGCGACATGTCTAATGGTGATGGTTCGTATAATAAGGAATGGTGTGATGGGAGACACGAAAAAATAGACATTCTGATTGAGAAAGTTTTCAATCGGCTCAATTGGTTTTTTGTGGTTGTAATTTTAACCCTTGGTGCGGCAGTCGCAAATTTAATTAAATAAAGGATTACATGTCAGTTCCAAAAACACTTAAATGCAAACCAATTGATCCTGATATGGTTCGCAGGCATGGAGACGAAATTAACCTTGTCGAGAGCAAGGCGGTGAGACTTGAAAAAAAGGACAAAGTTCGTATCATTGGGGAATTTAAAGAGGGATCAAAAAAGTTTAAAGTTTCTCCCCGGACTAAAAATATTTTCAAAAGAGTCACATCCTCTCCCGATAGTAAACTTAGAATACCTTTGATCATGCCTTATGCTTCTAATGCCAATATAGGATTCGCTTATAATGATACCATGACAAAGCAGATCGAGGATTGGGTTGTTTTCTGCGATCACGATGTATGGCTTGCCAATCCGCTATGGCATGATATATGCGTAGCTGCTATCAAAAAACACGGTCACGAAGTGGGTTGGTATACATGCTATACCAATAGGATAGGGTGCAAATTTCAGAAGGCTCCTAATGTAGATCGGAAAAGTAATGATATCGAATACCATAGACAATATGCTTTAAAATTATACCGAGAAAACAAAGGCAAGGTAAAAGATTTTACCAATGCCAAGGGGGGAAGATTTTCAGGGATGTTTATTTTGACTCATAAGCAGGCTTGGGCTGATACCGGAGGATTTAACGAGCATATTGGATTTTTTGGAGTTGATGTAAAATATTTTACCGCATTGAAAAATGCAGGATATAAAGTAATGCTCATGCAAGACTTGTATGTGTATCACGGATATTTCCGTGAATTTAGAAAACCCTATTTTACAAAGGAGGAATGATGCAATCATTTACAAAGCGGACAGTAAGATGTCTTGAGGAAATGAAGATAGTTCTTGTCTGTAATGGTGTCCAGGTGAAAAACCGTGCTATATGGAATTCGCCTGAAGTCGCGCTTACAATTCCGAAAGATGCAGAGCTTGAGGCTATAAGTATTAGTCCAAACAATAATGCTGCCGTCCGGGTGAAAACAAAACTCGGTGATTTTTTTCTTGAGATAGATATCCCAAGAGACAGCCTTGAAGGATCATGCCTCAAACAGCTCGACAAGGAACGAAAAGTAAAAGAGGAACAAACAACGAAAGATATAAGAAGGGGTATGAGATCAACTAAACCTTTGACGGATGCTGAATATCGGAAGAGAGCGGCAACGCATCCCAAGTTAAGCATATCGAAAAGCCAGAATTTTTAGTGCAAACTAAAACGATAATCTATTTCAAGCACGGATTGGGGAATCTGATAATGATGACTCCTGCAATCCGTGCCCTTGCAACAATGGATAAGTCCGGGAAGGTTGATATATGCATGTCCTCTGAGTGGAACGATCCTCGGAGATCGGCGTATAATGATTTTTTTGAGAGATGGGATATTGCCCAGGAGGTGATTAACTATCCGAAAGACCGGTTTGTCAAAAAGTATACACGATGGTTTTACACCGGCCACTCTGAATTTTCGGAAGCATTTAATGTGTTTAAAGAAAAGGGCGGCGGTGCCGAAGCTCCTGACTGGAGAAACCGCGCAATACATGAGGTGTTCTGGTATATGGAAATAGTACAGAATCTGGGATACAGGGGAGAAATGCCGTCACAGTTCGTTCCACTCGCTCCCGATCCTATCATCAAAAAGGGGAAACGGCCACTCATAGGAATATGCAACGGCACGTACAGCTATAAAATGAAAACCGCTAAACAGTGGAACTATTGGGGTGAGCTTGTCACTGTTTTAAAAAATTATTACGATGCAACTGTCGTGAAGGTTGGGTACCAGGATGAGCTCAAAGAGGTCGATTGTGATATTGATTATGTCGGGAAGCTCTCATTCACTGAAACCGCGAAAGCGATATCTCAATTTGATTTATTCATTTCAACAGATAGCGCGAACATGCATGTGGGGGACGCTCTCAATGTCCCAATGGTTGCGCTTTTCGGTGGAACGCTAATTTCTAAAAACGGGTGTCTAAGTAAAAATTCTGATATAGTAACATCCGGCCTTGATTGCAGGCCGTGTCAGAGGACACCTAAATTTTATCATTGTGACAACTACCATTGTATGGGCAAGCTGACAGTCGGGGATGTTATGGCAGTTGTTGATAGGAGGTTGAATTGAGATCATTAACGCCAAGGCCAAGGCCAATACCGAAATCTCGCTACAATCTGAATCACGATGGAAATTTTACCGCGAAAAAGGTTTTGTTAGACAAAGATTACAATAATAAAAAAATCACACTCATTGAATACAGGGAAAAGCTGAATGATCTCAATTAACTTCGATCAATTCTATGCAGAGATAAAGGATGTCCTCAAGCATCCGAGGCCATTCGCTCATATCCGTTTCGGTGATGGTGAAGGAATTGTCATGGGCTATCCTGAATATACAAAGGGTGGCAGGGCAAGCCAGAGGTGGCATAAATGGATCGGGAAAAACAATATCGACATGGAGATGTTTGCGAAGTTAATTCGTGAATCAGTCAAGGCCGCTGATATTGTCGGCACTCCATGCAAGCGACACCAAACAGTCAATCAGGACTGGAGAAATGTTAAGGTGTTTATGGATAGATACAAACTGCTTGCCAATGACAAAAAAGTATGCTGCATGGATTGTACTGTCGATCTTCAGAAAATGGATTTATACAAAGAGCTTCTTTCCCATCGTAAAGAGTTGTATTATATATCATGCCGTAAAGTTGACGAGGAGTTGGAGAACAAATTCAATATTGAGTATGTGAGAGGGTTCCACCTTCCCCCACAAAACCGGCCATTCAGGGGGGAGGTTTTAACTAACAAAACACACTATCCATATATGTATAATTTTATTAAGACCTGGGTAGAAATGCATGACATAAGAGGAAAGGTGTTTCTTGTCGGGGCTGGAGGATTTGGTAAGATTTATTGCACATGGATAAAGAATCGCGGAGGTATAGCACTTGACATAGGCTCTATATTTGACGGCTGGAAAGGATTTGTCACCCGATCCTATTTGAAAAATATTAAGGAGTATACGATATGAATGCTGATGGAGTTTTTGAAGTTGGTGATATTGTTCGTTTAAAACATGCGCGATTGTACATGACAATAAAAGCGGTTTCATCAAGCCACGGGCAGGCCGCTTGTGTGTGGTACAATCGAAACGAGGATTGTGTTGAAGAACAATTTCCTTTTGAATGCTTAACTCTATGGAAAAAAGAAGAGGATGATTTTTAATAAGGAGTATGCGATATGAGTAGTGGAAGCGGATTGACAAATAAAGAGCAAGGGGTAGAAGATGATTTAATGTCAGCATATAAAAGATATTTAGCGCTTGAAAGGCAACACCCGGATGATATGGTTGAATTTGTTGACGCTATACATACACAACAAGGATTATTGGCAATGAGAGTAATTCGAAGAACGCACCCTGATGGGTGGCCAACATATAGAGATGGTAAGAAATGAACCTCCTTCACCCAGGCAAAATAACGGATATTATAAAAAGTGCCGTTGATACCCATAGGCCGCTATCCCTTACCAGGCTAGGAGATGGGGAATTTACTGTAATTAAATTTCCTAAAACTGTCAATCGTAAAGCGTGTAACAACCGCATAAACAGGTGGTTTGATATAAAAAATCTTAATGATAAACAGATTCACGATATAAGAAATAATATCCTTGATGCATATCGCAATTGTGATATTTTGGGAGTACCGAGCAACAAAGAGCAGATTCGTTTTCCGAAGTGGAAAAATTTTGCCAAGATTTGCAGCGGGTATGGATTGTTGAAAAAGAATCAAAAACTATTTTATTTCTATGATATTAAAAAATTGAATTATAAAAGGATTCTGGAGAATGTCGATATTGTTTATTGTATCACTTGTCGGCATATTGAAAACAAGCTGGAAAGCACGTTTAATTTAAAGAGGGCAGAAATGTTTTTTCTTCCCCCGGAAAAATACGCCTATCGCAATTGTCTTAAAAGTGCATACAATAAATACAAAGGAGCGCCGCACTACCCCGATCTGTATAATGAGATCGTCAGATGGTTGAATTCTTTTGATGTAAAGGGAAGAGTTTTTCTCATTGGGGCTGGAGGGCTGGCAAAGATTTATTGTAATATTGTAAAACAAAAGGGTGGAGTTGCAATTGATATCGGCGCTCTCTTTGATGCATGGGCTGGCGTGTATACCAGGCCTTATTTAAAAGGTGTTAAGAAAATATGAAATACGACAGAATAAATTTATTTCTTCCCACCTATAAAAGAGTTGGAAACGGAAAGCTGCCTCGGCTTTTGAACTCCTGCATTAATCTATTGAGTAGGGCAGAGAATCTATGCATTACATTCCTTGTCAATGTCGATGATACTGAAACGCGTGAATATCTTGACAAGTTAGTGGTCCCGGTATTATGGGAAGTGTTATACACTGAAAGGAAAACTCCACATCTTGGTAAGATGTATAATCAAATTTATGAACAGACCAGATTTAAAGATGGGGGAACATTGGTTTCTATGGTGGGTGATGACATGGAATGGCAGACATCCGGATATGATCTGGCGATTCTAAATGCAATTAATAGGGTAGGCGGGATGGGGCTTGTCTATTGCAACGATGCTTTTGTGCAAGGATCAAAGATGTGTGTAAATCTCTTTACTACTCGGAAATATGTTGAGGCAACCAAACACCCGTTTATGTGTGAACTGTTTGCTGCATACTTCATTGATACGGTATGGATGAAGGTTGCAAGGAAAACCAAGACAGCTATTTACTTAAAGGATGTAATCTTGAAACATCGCCATCATTCTGCAAATCCGAAGCATACCGATATAACCTCTCAGAGATTAAAAAAGGAACAGGTTTCTTTCGGACAAGGATATAAAATGGTTGATCAATATGTTTCTGGTATAGTTAAAGAATTGAAGAAAACAATTAGATAGGCAGGCAGCACAGAAAGAGAGATAGGCATGATAGTAAAAAGAATCTATAACACAGACCAAACCATTCAATGGTTTGAATGTGACTTTGTAATCAGGTTTCCTAAAAACGAAAAGGATTGTGAAAAGTTTATAATGTATAAAGACAAAGAAAAGATTGGTGAGATAGAATGCGATCCATCAAACAAAAATGGTTTTACAATCTAAGAAAGGCGTTGCGGCTAGTATAGAACAACAAGAAGCTCAAAATGAAAAAGCAAGAGCTCAAGGAGAAGCTAATTTACAGCAGCAAAGAATGAGTGAAGCCCAAAGAATTCAACAAGCTGATGTCGCTGGGCAAACATTTGTGTTTGATCAAACAGAAAGAAGACAGGTTTCTGAGTTAAATAGGGTGCAAAATCAAATAGATGGAGAGGCTGCGGCTGAGGTTCAAGCTAGATCTGATCAAATGGGTGCTATAACAGGTGCGATTGGCGGAATAGGTAGTATGTCTTCAAGCTATATGAGTGGTCAAGCCTCGATAGAATCTGCTAGGCTGGGGAAGAAATAGCACTAGTATCGTGT